AACCTATCAATGTATAAATTCTTATCGCCGGTATCGATAGATGAATATAAATTTGATAGCGAACCCATTACCCCACTATTAATTATAGTAGAGGCGAGTGCTTCATTCCCTGTCAACCCATCATCACTTATAAATTCTCCACTGTCCACCTCTGGAACATCATCTCCAACATATCCACCAGAACCCCAGTTTGCAAGTATCGAATTTAAAGTATTGATATCCCATTGATATCCAAACTCTGCTACCAACCAATCCCATGCATATTTTACCTTCGGTGGAAATCCTAATCTTATCCAATCTAATGATTCTAATGGGTTTGCTTCATTGATTGCAACAACATACGGAACTCCTGTATCGATAAACCATAAAAACCAATCTAAATGCCATTGACCTATGGGTGCATCAACTGGAATTACATCAGGTAAATCAGATAGAATGCTTTCCAATAGTTTATCAATTGGTTCATTGTTATCTTGTTCGGTTTGTATGTTATTAGTGTACTTTGCCATTTTAGTTATTTATCCACTCCACCTTGGAGTAACACCCCCTAATCTCCCACTCGACAGTTTCCCACCAATAATCATCTTTGATTGTTGCCGCCCACCACTTCTCCTGTCCCTTTCTATTGGGGTCATTCTAAAACCAATTGCGGCATCATAAAATGGATACGCATGACCATCATCTGGAAACGAACCGCCAACCCATTCTATAAACAACAATTCATAGTCTTGTCTTGGGTCAAAAGCACCACCATAATTCAGGAAATACTTCATAACTTCATCGGGTACGGTAGAATAACGGTCTATCTGTGCAACCGTCCATTCTTGTATAGAGTCATTCCAATAAAGAGAATAAAAATCATTCATATCATTAAACACTCCCGCTCCACGATGCGTATACCATTGCCTCCATCCACTAGGTGTATCAATAAGAGATTCAGCATTAACTTCTTCCCAATATGTACTACCAAGTAATTCTGCTTCGTTATTTGCTAATTTAACCTGAACTGTTGTATATAATGAATCTGGTGTTATATCTTCTTTCTTTGGAATTTCTAGTGGAACAAAAATTGGTCTTTTTGCTACTTCTTCTAGGTCGTTATCATTTTTCACAGCATTATTACCCACTATCCTAGCAATCACTGGGTCGTGAATGTCTGTTTGTTCGGCAGTAACTATCTCTTCCTGTTCGATTGCATCTTGTTCATCCGAGTCATATTCTCTTGGTCGTGCATCGGGAAGGTTTTCTGCAAGTTTTGGAGTTCCTATTGCCTTATCCATAAGGTCTTTTATATAACAGTTGTTATCAGTAATCATATCTGCAATACCCAACTTCTTTACTAGCATAGATGCACCAGCAAAAGCGGCATTGTCTAAATCTATTTGCCCTACAATTTCTCCACCCTGTATTCCTATAGCAGAACCCAAAGAAAGTAAATCCCCAGCATCAAGGTCATCTAAACCCGCATCTAACAAATCTGTTAATTGACCTATTTGCCCTTCAATATTACCAACTAATTGTCCACCCGTTTCAAAACTTCTGAAGATATCTCCGAACGCACCTTCACCTCTTCCAAGTCTTTGCATAGCACCGTCAAAAGACCCCGCCATTCCAAGTCTTTCTAAAAATTCATCTGTGTCATCTACACCACTCATCATATCGGAATGTCTTTTAAATTCTTCTAACTGCTCCATAACACCACCACCATCAACACCAAGTCCCAGCATATCTCGAACATTAGCAAGAGCATCACTTAAATCTCCATCACCTGCTTGTGCAATCAGTTCATCTAATTTTAAACTAGTAGAGTTAAGAACATCTGTTATACCACCCAATTGATTACCCATAGGATTTTGAAATGCTTCACCATCAAAAACAGCATCGAACACACCTTTTGCCGCCGATGATATTTCTTCTACTAATGCATTTTCACATTCATTTGGAAATTTAAATGCCATCGTTATCCTCCATTTGCATAAACATTATTTGAACCAGTTAAAACAACGCCACACCCAGAATATGAATCACCGACTCTTGCGACTCCTCTGTTATTTGCAAAAACATTTGGAGATGCTGTTTGAATTGGTCTAGAATGTGAACAACAAGAATCCCCACAAGGAATTGTATGTATTGTATTTTTATCATTATGTCTATGAACACCTATATTGTTCACTAAAACATTATTAGATGCATCACGAGTAGTTGTTGTTGATGCACAACCGTGTCTTGTTTGTACCGTATCTCTTCCTCTTCCTCTTGCTACTTTTGGCATTTAATTTCTCCTTTAAGTGACATACCTATCTCGTTGAAGAGAATGTTCAGGACTGGATGGGGATGGAGAATCTTCTCCTCCCAATCCCGGTGTATTTTTTCCTGGATTCAAATCAATCTTTCCATCTGGACCAGATTGTATAGTAATATCTTTTCCAGATTCTATAGTGATGTCACCATCACTTACTAATGCAATAGTTTTCTTTGAACGAACACCGACTGCACCACTCACAACAGCAGTTGCATTCCCTGCAACATTCGTAAATAAATTTTGTCCGACATATGCGTTTATGTTTCTATCTACCTGAATGTCTGCATCTCCTCTTACTAGAATACTTATATTGCTTGTTGGATAGTTATGCGACCTAACAGCACCAGAGGACTCACCAGTAGGTCCAACCATTATCTTTACATTACCACCGACATGAACATAATCATCTCCTAGTATTAGGTTATAATTATCTCGCATTATCTTTTCTACCTTACTGCCCACAGGTTTTATTTCAGTAAATGTACCAGAATTGTGGTAAGTATGAATTCGACTGCTACCTATACTGTCATCAAACTCTTGAATGTGTCCACCTTTTGTTTGAAAGACTTTATTGTCTGGATATTTTGCATTGTATTGTATTATATGCTCATCCCAATAATTACCATAATTCCCGCCAAGGTCATAACCCTTCTGTTCTCTATCCCAGTTATTTGCTAAATTATCTGGAGTCGATTCGGAGCGTTGCCAATTTGGTTTAGTATTACTAGGAACATCTCCAAGTGCTTTAGGAATTTCTGCTCTAGGAATATATTTTTGCCTGTTCTTTTCTTTAGTTACAACAATTCCTGACCTAATTCCACGAGCAAGTTTATTAGTATCTGGTTGTCCAACTTCATATTCTGGATATACACCGTCTGGGTCAGTAAATCCCATTTCACCTTCAACAAAGTCTGGTACATTTAATTCAGTTCCTGCTTGAAGGTTGTTCCAATCTGTAATTTGTGGATTTGCAAACTTCCATGCATTTCTTTTCTTCCCAGCGAGTTCTCTTTGCTCTTTGGTCGCTGTATCATAATCCAATCTTTCTTTTGCTTCTGGCGAATAAAGAACATCTCCTGCAAGAATTTCATTTTCATTTTTAATCTGTGGGTTTGCTTCCATCCACCTGTCAACTTCTGACATAGATTGACCCGATATTTGAAATAAATTATCACCTTCTGCTACAACATATACTTTAGATAAATCGTAGTCAGCAAGTGCCCATAAAGTATCACCTGCTTGAACCACATATCTTTGGTACAATTTTAGAGGTGAAGCATCACGGGTTAAAGGAATACCACCGATAGACCCAAACATAACTGGTTGTTGTGCATCTGTTCCATCTCTAAAGAAACCCATAACATGTGAACCTGCGACCAGACCTGTCGGTGAGTTTCCGATACCACTTATTGCGGCATCTGTTAATGGTTGTATTGGGTGTGCCCAAGGCAAGTCTTCTGTTGGTATATCTGATTTTGACCTAGAATGATAACCAAAAATTCTAACACGACAACGACCAAGTTGTAGAGGGTCATTGATATCCTCTACAACTCCTTGCCACCAAACAAAACCATTTTCTCCAAGATAATCAACCATAATTATTTTTTATTCCCTTTCTCACTTTCCCATTCTTTTGCCCATTCTTTCCACTCTTTTAATTCTTCTTCTGTATAGTCAGAAGATTTTTTATTTTCTTCTACTACTCTCTTTTCAAATTCACGATAATCTTCTTGTTCACTAAATTTTAAATGCTTCATTTTATTTCTCCTTCGAATTTATGGAACATATCTTACTGGAGGTAAACCAGTTGTATTTTGTCTTGGAACTGTTGTGGAGGTTGGTGGTGGAGATGATTCTTGATAAAGTTTTGCGGCTGAATTAATTCCAAGAAAATCTGCACTGTCTGGAATTGATGTTTCTAAAGAATCCCTAGACAATTCCAACCACATTTTATGTTCTGGACCTTCAGCCCGTATTATGTGTTTTATTGCTGTAATTAAAAATCTACCACCAACATTTTTATCATAAACTAAACCCTCACCTTCAGGCAAATGAGATGCAACTGTGGGTATATTTAAAGTAACTATATCTCCGACATGTATAGTACTATCTCCAGAAACCAAAATTTTATTTGTCTGAGAATATAACTGATTTGTTAATGACTTTCTAGAAAGAAACCATTCCTCTATTTTAAAATTATCAATTTCACGCCCGATTACTCTATCAAATTGTTTATCAGCAGATACTGATGTTTCTGTCCCCTCATCCGTATAGATATAATCTTGCTTTGGTTTGTAGTGAATCACTGTATCTTGTTTTGAACTTAAATTTTCGTTAACCGATGGCAATATTTTATTACGATTAATATGATTTGTTGAATGAAAGTCAGTTTTATAATTGTAATAATTATTAGAGTCGTCAAAAATCTTATGAGTTATATCATGCGTGTATAGTCTTGACGCAAATACTCCTTGTTGTATACCCTCCCATTTATCTGCATATTTTATGTTTAGATAATCTTGTATTACGGTAAAATGAAATCCCAATAAACTTTTTATTGACTGATTATTTATTGTACCAGTCCCCTTTGATAAATGATACTCTCTGACAGATTCTTTTTCATTCAAGGAACTTAATGATACTAAATTATATTTCCCTCCACTTTCACTCAGAGTCTGGTAAAAAATAAAATCTGGATTTCCGGCTCTATGATGTTCTACTCTATCTTTAGTAGACCAACTAGAACTTAAAGACACTGCCCGCTGTACCAACCAATTTATACATCTCATTGGACTCCACATAGGAGAAACAAATTTCATATAATTTTCTGACATTTCACTATTAAGTTCGGTATCTATTACTCTAGAAACATCGCCAAATTTGATTGGTGGTACTATCTTCTTTGGAAAATTATCCATCATTATTTTGGAAATAATTTCAGACGGTGTACCTTTATATGATTTACGACATTTTAGGTGGTCATTTTCTACCAATTCTGGAGAACAAAAAAGCAAAGCATACTTTTCCTGTTCTCCGCCCTGCTCTGGTTTAGTTCTTGCTCTTGGAGTTGTTGCATAGACATAAAATGTATGTGTTATATAAGCGACATCTTCAAGAGGAGTTCTAAAAGTTACATCAAGATATTCCATTCCAAGAACTGGAAATTCTCCAATAAAGTTTGCTCCATCCTGAAGAAGAATTTCTCCGCTTATTATTTGACCGTTTATAGTTTCAAGAATATGAAGTTCTTCGAACAAGTTGCTTTGTCCCATCAAAGAAAACCTAGAACCAAGTTTAGACCTCAGAACTATGTCTTTGATGTCAATATCATTTTCTTTATTATATCCAATTTGTGTCATTTTAATATATTACTTTACTATCGTACTGTCACTTAACAACTTTCTAAACTCATCAACAACTAATTCCAAATATCTTGGATGTAATATTTTAATTGCTCTTATATCTTCTCGTTTATTCCACTCATATTGCTCATTAGTAATAACATTTGTTGAAGAAGGACTTCCATTTACTCCCATATAAGATGCTAATCTTGTTTCTGAAAACTTAACAGTGGTGCTTGTATGTTCACCTGTATGTCCAGTATGACCCATTGCCGCTCCAGACGATGCAGACAGTGGGTCTAGATATTTTCTTTCGCCTTCTAATGTAACACCGATACCAGTTGTATATTCTTCTTCAAAATGATGAAGTGCAAAACGACTTGGAGTTACTTTCATAATCATAGCAAAATCAAAACTATCATCTTCTTTTCCAACTCCTATATAATCTCCAGTAGAAAATTGACCAGCCATATCTCTTATGTCTAAACGAGAATATTGTCTATCCCAATTATGTACCAGTGCTATGTCTGTTGGTGAACCTGTTGAACCCACAACATGATTCCATCTACCATAATCATCTTTTGTTCCGTATGTTTTTATTATAGTTTCATTTTTTCCAAAAGTAAGACCACACATAACTGCATTTTCGCCTGTTCCATCGTGAGCATGTACAAGAAATAGTGATAATCCTGGATATTTTCTCTGTATGTGATTTTCTATCGACCTGTCATCTTTGGCCCAATCTTCATATGGGTCTATAATATCGTTAAACAGTAGCAGTATCCAATGATAATACGGTGAACCGTAAAGTTTATCTGCTATAAGTTCTGGAGTTTCTCCATCTCTTATATCATAGTCATAAAATAATCCTGCTTGTTCTTTTAAATCTGATGTAAAAGAAACACGCTTTAAAATATCTCTCACAACAACATCTTTTAAATCGTTGTCATAAAGATTGGATAAATGCTTGAAGTTTAAATATGTTGTAAGTGGAAAACTATTAAAGTACATAAATTAATAACCGTGAGTAATATGTTCTTGTGTAAGAAGTCTTGCTTCTGAGAATGTAAGAGTAAGAGTAATGTGTGTTGGCGCACCGTTTTCAAAACTTTGAAATTGACCAGCACCACTATAATCAACATTTATTTCAGATAGAACACATCTTTCTGCTCTGTTTAAATAGTGATTAAGTTTTGCTTGCTCACTTCCATTTCTCTTATCTATGAACATGTATTCAAACTGAAATTCTGCTGGCATTCTATACCAAGTTGCACCCGTCTCGAATGCTTTATCGTCTACATCATACCGACCAACCTCTGCTACATCTGGTGAATCGCCAATTCCTGTCAAAGACGAAACACCATCACCAATCCAATTCATAATATCCGCAATTTCCCTACCACCAGTAGTTACTGCTGGGTATGAATGAAATTTGAATGCTTGTATTATATTTCTAACCTGATATGATTCTTCTTCGCTTCTTGGTGCAAATTCAAAAACAAATTCATATTTTCTTGGAGCAGGTGCGTTGAAAAGCATTTCTTTCTGTGGGTTTATACCAACCCTACCCAAAACCTTAACAATATCCATAGGGTTTCCTAGACCTACTGCTTCACCAATACCTCCCGCCACTTTTCCTAATAGCATCGATGCACCTTTTCCTCCAAGAGCAGAAAGTGCTTGAACAAATGATTCCTTATCTCCCTTACCTTTTGCTATTGCTTGATATGCTTCTTTTACTGCGGCAGTTACTTCAAAGTTTTCTATTTCATAATCGAGCATGTTCATAGAATTTAGTTTTTGTGGCATATAAAGAACTATAGAATCTTTACTAATAATACTTGGTTCGTTTATTCTTGATGATTTCGACACACCTGAGGCTTGTGATTGCTTAGATATATTTAATTGTTGATTTTGATATCGCCTCTGCAATTTTTCGAGGTCTGCTAATGCGGCCGCATTCTGAGCGAGGGTAGCATCTAATCTATCTCCCAAAGAACCTGAATAACCTAAACGGATTGCATCTGCCTGTATTTCGTTTAAACTCGATTGGTTGGTATAGCCCAATGCTGACAGTTCCTCCATTTCCTGCGCCTGTTCTGGTTTAATTGTCTGTGGATAACTTTGGTATATGTGAAACACAATGTAATGAGAAGAATGTTCTTCTAAATCTAATGGATATTGATATATGTTATTTGAATCGTCCTTGCTACCGATTCTTCCATATCTGGTGGTAGTTCCAATATCCCTAATACCTGTTGACGGTAAATTAGATGCTCCTACGGCAAAATTGCCGGTGGTTTGATATGATGGGGTATATGTTGTAGAGTTTTGGTCTGATGGCATTTTACTATAATTCCTATTTAATATGTTGCTACATACTATGTATGAGTTATAAAGGCAAATATAAACCCAAAAACCCACAAAAATATAACGGAGATTCCACTAAGATTATATATCGAAGTTTGTGGGAAAGAAAGTTTATGAAGTTTTGTGACGAGAAAACGAACATCCTTCAATGGGGTTCAGAGGAAGTGGTTGTACCATATCGTTCTCCGATTGATAATAGAATGCATCGATATTATGTAGATTTTATTATAACATCGATTAATAAACAAGGATTAAAGGAAACCTTGCTGATAGAAGTAAAACCCAAAAGACAGTGTAAACCCCCAGAAAAGAAATCAAGAATTACTCGAAGATATATCAGTGAGGTAAAAACTTGGGGAATCAACTCCGCAAAATGGAAAGCAGCCACAGAATATGCAGAAAATAGAGGGTGGAAATTTATTATTTTAACAGAGGATGATTTAGTAGTATAACCATACATAATTATATGGCAAATCCTTCAAAAATAAACAAGGCAAAAATACCAACAGACTCTTCTCCCAAAAACTATCTTGCGGTGAAAACTGTTATTAAAGAAAGAATAGTTCTTCAGGAAGATTTATCTAAGGAAATTATTAAAGAAGAGAAAAGACTTTCGTTAGAGAAGATTGCAAAGAGGGGATATGAACATAAAGATGTAAGTATATTTGATGAAATGCGAAATTTCGCAAAGCAAGAAGATATGGCAGGCAAAAGGGGAATGTATGCAATGCAATGGATGAAAAATGCCATTACAGAATTGTATGACATATCCGAAGAACTAAGCGTAGAAGAAAAGTATTTTAGAGATTCTAAACGATTAGTAACAACTCGTGGAATAAAAAGACCTGGCGAAATGTATCTTTTTAATTATAACCCCCTAACCAAATCAAAATTAAAATATTATGACACCTTTCCTCTCATCTTTATTATAGATGAATATAAAGATGGGTTCTTGGGAATGAATCTGCATTATCTTCCAATTGAACTAAGAGAAAGATTATTCGTAAATCTTTTACCGTATGCAACAGGTGATACCACCAAAGAAGAAACAATAGACCAAACTAGATTAAAAATAACATATGATTTATTAAACAAGACAAGCAAACTAAGATACTTTAGACCTTGTGTAAAGCGTTATAAATATAACAGGATTGATTCTAGACTTCTTAGAATTCCTTCCGTAGACTGGATGACCGCAATATATTTACCACTCGATAGATTCCAAAAGAAGAACAGAAAGATAGTGTGGAGAGAATCTAGATGGGATATTGCAAAGAGAATGAAGGATTAAAACAATATGTCATATATTAGTCAATTAGGAATGATAAAAGCAGTTCATGAGAATGCTCCACCTGAAATGGAATTGTCACAAAATAAGCAATTAAACATTCCGAATACTAAAAATATAGGTGTTGATTCTTTTTTTGATTCTTTTTTAAATATGGGAACTCTTCGTCCTTCTAGGTACGAAGTTGAATTTGTAATACCAAACTCTGTAAGAAATTCACCCCACTGGCATATGAATGCAGGATTACTTTCACAACGATTAACTCTTAATTGTGAGTCTATAACTATGCCTGGACGAGGACTTTCAACTCAACCAAATAGAATTTATGGACCAGTTAGAGAGATGCCTACCGAAAATCTGTATAGTGGTGATTTGGATGTTACTTTTCGTATGGGAGAAGATATGTCGGAACGAAGATTTTTTGAAATTTGGTTAGATTCTATTGTAAGACCAGGTTCGAACAACTTTACTTATTTCAATGATTATAAAAGCACCGTAACTATATCTCAACTAAACCTACAAAACGATATGGTGTATAAGATGGAACTTTTTGATGTGTATCCGAAGACCATCAATCCAATAGATTATAATGCGGGAACAACCGATGAATATGTACGACAAAGTTTATCTTTACACTTCAGAAAATATGAAGTTGTTCAACTTGTCCAACATCATCAACAACCAAATCAAGAATCATCTCCACCACCAACCTCCACGTGGTCCACAACAGTTCCAAGACAAAATACAACTGGTTTACCTCCAGTAAGATATGTTCCATAAATTCGAAGGAGAAATAAATTATGACTTTACCAACAATTGAAGCCCCAACATATACGGTTACTCTACCGTCAAACAACCAAAGTATAAAATTTAGACCGTTTTTAGTAAAAGAAGAAAAAATTCTTCTAACTGCTCTTGAGAGTAAAGAAGATTCTTATATAAAAAATTCTATGGTACAGATTTTATCAAATTGTATATACAATGATGATATTGATTTTTATAAATTGCCATTATTTGATATAGAATATCTTTTTCTCCAACTTCGTGCAAAATCGGTAGGAGAAATTGCTGAACCTACGATGACTTGTCCAAAATGCAAGAATCAATTCAGTCTTAAAATAGACATTTCAAAAATAAAACCCAAAATAAAAAAAGATACGGTATATCAATATCTGTTGGATGAAACTGGAACACTGGGAGTTACTTTAAAATATCCCAATCTAGATTCCTCAAATGCACTCGAATCTGATGATGATTATCTTTTTATTCTTGTAGATTGTATAGATGAGATATTCACAGACAAAGAAGTCTTTAAAGCAGAAGACCACACAAAAGAAGAACTAACAGAATTTGTAGAAGGAATGCAAACCTTTCAGTTAGAAAAGATATTAGAGTTTTTCAGAGATATACCAACAGTACAATACGAAGAAAACTATAAATGTAGTTGTGAAAACACAGTTGAAATTAAATTAAGGGGATTGACCGATTTTTTTATCTAGCACTCTGTCATAATAGTCTGATGACATATTATCAGATTAACTTTATAATGATGCAACATCATAAATACAGTCTGACAGAGTTGGAAAATATGTTACCTTATGAAAGAAAAATATACACAGAATTATTAAAAAATCACCTTGAGGAAGAAAACAAAAGAATGGAAGAAGCAAAAAATAAATAACTACCCAACACAAGGAAAGTAAATGGCAAAAAGTCCAATAATCAAAGCACTAGAAGAAAATACTAAGAAATTAGATATTCTTCATAAAACTCTAGAAAAAGGAGGCGATGCTGGTGGTGGTTCTGCACCAACAACTGCGCCTGCTGGTGGTGGTGGTGGTGGAAGTACATCGACACCATTAACACTCGGTGGTGCAATGGGTGAAATTATAGGAGAAAAAAAACAGGCGATTAGAAGTTCTATAGAACAAAGAGTTACTAGTGCATCTAATTTTATTCGTGGAGGATTTTTAAGAAAAATTCCATCTTTTGGTCTTGGTGGATTTATGGCATCAGCAATTGAAAGAAGAAGAGAATCTAGAAAATCATCATTATCGCCTAAGAGTAATGGCAAAGAGGGTGAAGAAACCCCTGTTGAGGTTGAATCTTCTAATGGGGGAATCTTGGGAACTGAAGTGATGGTATTACTTCGAGAAATCGCTGAAGATGTCAAAAATATTATAGAAGGTTCAAAAGAAGATAAACTGGAAGAAAAAGAAGAGAGAGCAGAAGAAAAAGCAGACAGAAACAAAAGACTATTTGTATTAGAAGACATATATGATGCTCTCAGGGGAATTGGTATAAGAAGAAGAAGAGAAGATGATGGCGGTGGATTTAGTCTTGGGGGAATATTTAGTTCATTAGCATCAGGTTTTAAGACATTTGGTGGTGCCGCAAAATCACTAATATCATCAGCAGTGGGACTGATGTTACCTGCACTTGCATCAGTCGCCCCACTTATACTACCAGTATTGGGTGGATTACTAGCAGTTGGTGGCGGATGGATGTTAGGTAAAAAGATTTATGAATGGTTAGATATTGATAAGTTGATAACAGAACATTATTCAAAAAAAAGAGAAATAATGAACGACCTCAGTACTAGAGAAGACCTGATTCAACAAAAAATTATGACAGACAAAGGCGAAGAAAATTTATTTCATGTTGGAGATACAATAGACCCTGAGACCCAACTCCCCCTGAAGACCGCATTAGGTAGAAGTAAAATTTCAGAATCGCAAGCAATTTCTATTCTTGGAAAGGACCATGGATTAACACCAGTAATGGTTGGTAAGGGTAAAGGTGGAATATCAACTTCTGGACCAAAATTGATTTCAGAAGAAGACATGATTGACCCATCTACACTAGGTATTGAAGACCAACGCTTGTTGAATGCTAAAACTCGACTGAGTAGTGACCTAGAAAGTTTGCAAATTCTTCTGGATTCGAGAAGGCAGGCACATGCTCAAACACTACTAGGAAGTATGGCAGATTGGTGGTTGGACATTCTTCCAGAAACAAAATCAAGATTAAGAGATAATCCAGCATATGCAGATATTGCAACAATTTTAGATAGGGCTTCAAAACCATGGTTTTGGAGTGGTAGTAGTCCAATGGGAAATGATGTGAATGCTTATATTGGCAATCAAATGAAACATATCGGAGGGGGTCAGCAGACAATCGACACAGACAAACCACTGATTATAAAAGGTGGATATAGTGAACTAGAATTAATGAGTCAACAAGAAAGACATAAATTGCTTGGTATAGGTTCTAATGCTGGGCATACAGTAGTCGATAATAGCACCACAACTACTATTACGAATGTCAATGGCGGAAAAGGTGGTGG